ATGGCCCTGCCCCCGATCCTGCAAGGGCGCTTGCGCCTTCCCTTGATCGGCGCGCCGCTGTTCATCCTCTCGAACCCGGCGCTGGTGATCGCGCAGGCGCGGGCCGGGATCGTCGGCGCTTTTCCCGCCCTCAACGCTCGCCCGGCAGAACAGCTTTCGGACTGGCTCTGCGAGATCGAGGAGGCGCTGCGCGCGCCGGGGCCGGACGGGCGTGCACCCGCCCCCTTCGCGGTGAACCAGATCGTGCATCGCTCCAACAAGCGCCTGGAGGCCGACCTTGCCGTCTGCGTGCGGCACGAGGTGCCCATCGTCATCACCTCGCTCGGTGCCGTCGAGGAGGTGAACCAGGCCGTCCATTCCTACGGCGGCATCGTGCTGCACGACGTGATCAACGACCGCTTCGCGCACAAGGCGATCGAGAAGGGCGCGGACGGGCTCGTGGCGGTGGCGGCAGGTGCCGGCGGCCATGCGGGCACGCTTTCGCCCTTCGCACTGGTGGCCGAGATCCGCCGATGGTTCGACGGCCCCCTCTTCCTGTCCGGCGCCATCGCGACGGGCGCGGGCATCCTCGCCGCGCAGGCCGCCGGCGCGGACGGCGCCTACATGGGCTCCGCCTTCATCGCCACCGAGGAAGCGCGGGCGGACGAACGCTACAAGGCGGCCGTCGTGTCGGGGCGGGCGCAGGACATCGTCTATTCCAACCTCTTCACCGGCATCCACGGAAACTACCTGCGCGCCTCCATCGAGGCCGCCGGCCTCGACCCGGACCATCTGCCCGACAGCGACCCGTCCAAGATGGATTTTGGCGCCGAGGGTGGCGCCAAGGCGTGGCGCGACATCTGGGGCGCCGGTCAGGGCATCGGTTCGGTGGAAGCCGTCACGCCGGTCGAAGCGCTGGTCGACCGCCTCGCCGCGGAATACGCGCAGGCCCGCGAGCGCCTCGCGTCAGCGTAAGCCCCGGTCCACATTCGGCTCGAAAGCCGCTTGAAACCGGAACGCTTTGGCGTTATCAGACCCCCATCCGCCGGGCAGCAAGCCTCGGCCGGGCCGCTTTAGCTCAGTCGGTAGAGCACATCATTCGTAATGATGGGGTCAGGTGTTCGAATCACCTAAGCGGCACCATTTTTCCTAGCAATTACAACGACTTACGAAACGAATAAAAGAACGGGCCGTGAACAGGTGCGAAGGTGCGAAGTCTTAGCCCTCGCACCTTCGCAGATCCCACCATTTGAGGCAGGGGCGGCGGTCAGACCGGGCAGCTTGCCCCGCCGTCGCGCGCCCACCACTGCGCCTTGGTGAGGACGTCGAGCGAGCCCGCGTCGCGCCGCGACACGACGGCGTCCAGGAACGTCTTGAACGTGGAGAGCGGCGTGTCGAGGGTCTGGCGACCGTTCTCCTTTACGGCGTGGAGGTAGAACTCTGCGTTCTCCCTGCGGGAGACCATTGCATCGAGACGTCCGACAGCCTGATCGGCGAGCTGCTCCGGCGTCAGGGTTCCGAGCGAGCCGTTCGACATCGAGTAGGCCGGCATCAGGAGGTCCCGCCCGGCGATGCCGAAACGCGAATGGAACGTGTCGAAGTTGGTGGTGCGCCCGGTGCGGAACGTCCCGTCCGCTCGGATCGCGTCCTGGAGCTTGTCGAGGAAGAACGGCCCGCTGTCGTCCCAGACGGCGACCGTCGTGAGGGCCGCCGTCAGTGCGTTGGTGAGGGTGATCTGGGTGGCGCTGTCAACGGAGGCGATCCGGGTGCCGGCGGGCACGCCGAAGCCCGCCGCCGCCATGCCCGCCGCCAGCCCGGTCGTGTCGGTGAGCCCGGTGAGCACCGCCGAGCCGCTGGTGCCGGTCGCCGCGCCGCCCTTGTAGATGCGGTGGTCGGGGATCGGGTTCGGGCTGTTCGCCACGTAGGCGTCCGTGTGGCCGTTGGGGTAGCAGAAATGGCGAGGGTCGGAACCCGGCACCATCTCCATGATCCGTGTTCGCCCCGCTTTCAGCAGCGCGATGGTCTCGGCGGGGTTCGCCTTGCCGGTCACCATGCTGCTGTCGCCCGGCGTGCCGTCCGCCTGGATGTCCATGCCCTGCGCCTGGTAGGCCTTCACCGCATCCCAGGTCAGGATGCTGGACGACGAGCGATTGTCGATGACCTCCGAAGGGATGTAGAGGGTTGCGCCGATGGAGCGGGCCGCCATCTCGGCCACGGCGTCATCGATGTTGAGGCCGTCGTCGAAGCCGAGGATCAGGGTCGGTCGACAGCCGGCCTTGGCGACCAAGGCGTCATAGCGCGTGCGCTGGACGTGCGGCGCACTCGTGGAAGACGACCGGTCGAACGACACCTTCCACGAGGCGGCCGGGTCCTTCGCCTGGAGATAGGCGAGCTGATCCGGCCGGACGCTGTTCCAGACCTTGCCCTTGTGGGCGTTCAGAAACTGCGCACCGCTCAACTGCCCACCGACAGCCGGCGTGCCCGTGGTCTGGTCCACGCGGATCGACCCCTCGCCGCCCAGGGACGCGTAGGGGTTCAGCTCCTCCCGCAGCCACGCAAGGGTGCCGAGCCCGGCGAGGTTGCCGACGCCCGCGATCCCGGTCAGGGCGCCGAGGGTGCGCATCAGGCGATTGCCGGAGCCCTGGCCGGTCGCCACCACCGATCCGGTGCCCTGCACCTTGTCGGCCGCGTCCACCGCGAGCGCCGGATTGCCCGCCGTGGACACCGAGAGGCTCGCCACGCTGTCGAAGCTCTCAAGCACGATCGGGGCCGCGAGCACCACGGCGTAGGGCGCGGCGACCTTCACGATGCCGGCGTCCGTGCCGGCCATCACGAGGCGGAAGCCGACGTCGTCGGCGGTGGCGACGTAGGTCCGGGCGGTCGCGCCCTCGATCGCGGTGCGCGTCTTCGGGCTCGCCAGCGTCTCGCGATACCACTGCGGCGACGACCAGGCCGGGCCGGTATAGGTCTGCCCCACCGAACCGTCGGCCGTCTTGGTGACGAGGCCGAGGACGACGGGGATGGCTTCGCTGACGGTCAGATTGATCGCAAGCGCGCGGCCCATGCTGGTCGTGAGCGTGGCAGCGATCGTGCCGGCGGCTGAGGCACTGAGGCCGACGAGCAGGTTCCTGCGGGTGCCATCCAGCGCGAGCCTCCCATCGTTCGGCGTGATCGAGGCGATAGTCTCGTCCTGCGCCAAGCCGGTGATGGCAGCTACCAGGGTTCCCGCCGGCGCGCCAGCGGCGAAGGATGCCGTGAGCGGGCCAAGAACCCCACCACCCGTACCGGAGGAGCCACCGCCTACCGCGCCGCTGACGACGTCGAGGAGCGAAATCGCGGTCTTGCTAGCGGCCGTAATGACCAGCTGACGAAACGCTGGCGTGTTGTCCGTTCCCGTGGTGCAGAACATGACGTCGCCGATGCCCAAGCCGAAGGGGCGGATCGCGGACTTGAAGTAGTCCGGCGCCATGACATCGGTCGCGCTATCGGGGGTCGAATAGACGTAGAGGTTCGACTTGCCCTGACGGACGCGGTCGCTGGTGGCGAAGCGGGACAGGGCCCGTGTCTGGAAAGCCATTGGGTTCTCCTACTGGCGACGTTCAAGCAGTTGGTCGACCAGTTGGTCGACGCGGTCCGTCAGGCGCTCGACGGCGCCGAGCAGGCGTTCCTCGAGCGCGGTGATGTCCTTGCGGGCGGTGTAGTTCTCGGCGACGTAGACCCGGAGCTGGGCCATCTCGCGCGACAGGAGGTCGATCTTCGCCGCGCACAGCGCGGACACGTCCTCGGCGCGGCGGCTTGCGGCCGCGGCGGCATCGGCGGCCTCGTCGGCCGTCGTCTGCGCCGTGCCGACCGCCGTCTGGACGCGGATGAACGTCACGAGAACGGTGATGCCCGCGGTGCCGAACAGGATGATGTCGCTGATGCGGAAGGACCAGTCGATGTCGACAGCCATGGCCCTACCAGCACCCCAGCCGGCGGCCGTTGGCGTCGTTGCCGATCGCCCGCTCGGCCGCCGCGCGGTCCGCGCCGATCAGCGCCACGGTGCCGGCGGGCGTAAGCGCCACCTCACGGAACCCGGTGCAGCTTGTCGCAGGCTGCGACCGGCAGCCCGCGAGCGCGAAGAGCGCGACGGCAAAGGTCAGCGTCCGACAGGTCACGGATCGTCGCATCGTCCTGCGTCCTTTCGCGCTCGGCCGCAGCGGATGCGAGCGCCTGTTCCTGGAGAAGGGCGGCCCGGCCGGAAACGCGGCCGGAGATGTACCCGAGCTGATATCCGCCGGCCCCGCCGAGCAGCAGGCCGAGCGCGGCGGCGATGACGACGAGGACCTGCCCCATCACGCCGGCACCGGCGTCTCGAGGTCGAGCACGCGCGCCAGGCGCGCCCGCCGCGCCTGCGCCCAGAGGCCCCAGGCGACGCCGCCGAGCGCGACGATCGCGCCGCCGACGGTCAGCCCGACCAGCACGTTGTCGATGAAGCTGGAGGCGCCGGCGAAGGGCTGGATCTGCTGGCGGGCCGCCTCGATGACGACGGCCATGCCGCCGCCGCCGGCACCCACCGTCGGCGCGCTGACCGGCGCGGCCGGAAGCGCGGCGTCGGCGACGAGCGCCTTGCGCTCCATGCCGGGCTCGTAGGTCAGGTTCCGGTCCGCCGGCACCGAGCCGTCCGCCCAGTCCTGCCCGGCGTCGCCCACCTGGTCGACGCGCCGCATCCAGCCCTTGCCGAAGGTCGAATAGGTCTTGAGCGCCCGCAGGAAGGCCTTGCGGATATCGCAGATGCGCGCGATCAGCGCGTCCACGTCATTCACCAGGCGCACGCCGTTCAACGTTCCGTTGCCCGGGATCCCGTCGATCTTGCCGGCATAGAGGCCGAGCTCGCGAAGCGCGCGCTGGAGCCACTTGGTGGCCTGCGACGGGCCGCTGTGGACCGCCCCGTCGAACTGCACGTAGTCGAGGCCGATCGGCAGCGCGTCGAAGCGCACCGCCTCGGCGTACTGGTCGCGGTAGATCGCCTCGAGTTCGTCGTTGCCGATCTGGCGCACCGGCCGCGCCGGCAGTTTCGCGCGCGCGCGGAACGCGTCGTAGACGCGCTGCGTCACGCCCCGCATGGTCGCCCCGCCCGGGTCCTTCGGATGGTTGGCGTAGCCGCCCTCGTGCACCAGGACGCGAGCCAGGGAAGGAACGTAGTTCGCGGCGACCATGCGGGCGGCTCCGGTTGGTGGAGCCGTCAGATTACGGGCGGGCCGGAGCTCTCAATTGCCAGGCTGTCCTCGAGCATGATCAGCGCCTGCCCGACCACGAGCGGCTGGACGAAGTGCTCCGAGATGCGCCGCTTCACCAGGGCGACCTCCTCCACCGTCACGTCGATCGGCGCATCGGCGTCGTGGATCCGTTCCGCCAGCTTGTACGCCGTCAGGTGGTCGTTGCCCGACATGGTCTGCGGCATGCCGCCGTCCATCCGCTGCGAGAGCAGGGCCTCCACGGCGAGGTCCGCCAGCGTCGCGGCGACGGGCACGCCCGCCTCGTCCTTGCGAAAGGACATCGGCTCGCCGTTGAACTGGACGAGCGGGCGCAGAAAATCCTGTTTCATGAAGTCTCCTCAGGAGTTTGTGGTGTAGACGAACTTCGGCTGCGTGCCGTCGGCCTCGCAGTAGCGCAGGCGTCCGCCTTGCCCGACGAAGAGCTGGCCGCGCCGATAGGTCGACAGGTTGGTGCTGTCGCGGGCACCGGGCGTCATGACGAGGTCGGGCGCCCGCAGACCGGCATTGGCGATGACGGTTCCCGCCGCCTGCATGTTGCCGGTGGCGTTGACGCTCACGCCGTTCAGGTTGCCGTAGGCGTTCAGATTGCCGTTCTGGTCGAGCGACAGGATCTGGACCGACTTGGCGGCGTTGAGCCAGCCGAGCGAATAGTCCGCCTGCAGCGTCATGTGCATCGACGGGTTGATGTGCTGCCCTGCATTGGTCAGCTTGCCGAAGGAGACGAGGCCGCGCCGGTCGACGCCGAAGATCTGCCCGGCATTGTTCGCGCAGTAGATCATGTTGTCGAAATAGCCGCCGTCGGCCTCGGCGTTGTAGACCATGACGCCGGCGTTGTGCTGCCCCTGAGCGGCGCTGGTGAACACGCCCATGGACGCCCCGCCGACCGCCGTGTCCGTGCAGCCGAGCTGGTAGACGAGCCGCCGCTTGGTGCCGATGCCGTTGTCGTTGATGACGCTGGTGTTGCCCTCGATCCCGCCGACGAAGCCCACCTTGTCGAACACCGCGGCGTCGATCAGAACGCCGCAGCCGTCCGCCTTGTCGGCCGACGTCTGGCTGTTCGCGTTGCGCGGGCTGTCCTGGCGCAGGACGATGTACAAGCCGTCGATCTCGCCGGGTCGCGCCGTCCCGGTACCGAACCCCTCCTTGAACATCGAGATGCCGATGCCGAGGGCTGCACCGCGCGGACCGTTCATCTCCGTTCCCTCGGCGACGTGCCGGACGTGGAACGACGCGATGTTCCCCCCGGCATAGTCCGAGTTCCACGGGCTCTGCGTGCTGACGAGCTTCTGCGCGCGCACGTCGAGCGTGGCGACACCCTCGCGGGCGAAGAGCTTCGAGAGCGTCATGTCGTTCGACTTGTCGAAGATCGCCGGTACGCGCGCGACCATGGCCGCGTCCGCCGGGTCGGTGCCGCCGGACCCTCCGCCGATCGCGGCGATCGCCTGGGCGACGCGCAGTGGCGTCATCACCGCCGTGTTGTTGAGGCCGGCTTCGGCCTCGGCCTGCGTCGCCGCCGCCACGGAGATCGTGGTGACGGCGCCGACGGTGGCGGCCGCCGCCAGTCCGCCGCCGAGCACGGTGCGCGCCGCGATCGTCGCGATGGTGGCGGAAAGGGCCTGCACCGCCGTGACGCTCGCCTTGGTGGCGAGCACGCCGGCAAGCCCCGCCACGTCGCCGATCGTGATGACCCCGCCGCCGCCGCCCCCGACATTGCCGGTTCCACCCTTGTCGAGGTCGCGCCGCAGTTCCTGGAGCACGGTCCCGACGATCGAGAGCTCGCGCTCCAGCGCGGCGGAGGAGATCGACTGGCCGCGCGTCACGTCGCCGAGCCGCTCCTGGAGCCGCCGCGAGCTCACGATCGCCACGTCCTCGCCCCCCAGCGGCGGGTCGAAGGTGACGGAGAAATCGTCGAAGGGCTGGTTCGCGACCTTGGTCGCCCGCACCGCCTCGAGCGTGTATTCCGCGTAGCCGCGCGAGACCTCGGCGACCACGTCGTCCACGTCCCAGATGCGGAAGTCGAAGGGCCCGTAGGTGGCGCGGCCGTCGCCGGCGAAGGGGGCCGATTCCCGCGTCTCGCGCGGCAGCGGGTAGGGATTGGTCATGGCGGGATCCGGGTTTGCGACCCCGCCAGAATGCCGTGCGGCCGAGCCGCTTAATTGCGCTCCGCCGGCGCCGTCGCCATGACGGGCGCGCGCTTCGGCGCCGTGTCGCCCGGGGACCACCAGTAGTCCTGCCCGGTGCGCCCCTTCAGGCCGCGGGCGCGCGCCTTGAAGCTCCGGTCCGCCTCCGGGTCGATCAGCCATTGCAGCTGATCCAGGAACAGCCGTCGGAACGCCCCGCGCGTCGCCCAGTTCGAGGCGACGACGGGCGTGTACCGGCCGGCATAGGTGATCGCCTCCCGGCCGGGATTGACCGTCTGCCCCGTCGCCGCCTGGATCGGCAGGCCCGCCACCAGCCCGGCCGTGTCGGACAGGAAGCTCCAGCCGGGCCCGAGCACGGTATCGGCCACCCCGCCGCCGAAGCGGTTCGACGAGGCGTTGACGAAATCCCCGAACAGGCCGAAGCCGCCGCCCTGCATGGTCGCGCGAAACCAGAAGCCGGGCGAGGTCATGTCCTCGAGATCCTTGCCGTCCAGCAGGCTCTTGATCTGCATCGCCACGGCCCCGCCCAGGGTCAGCGAGATCAGCATCGCGCCCATGTAGCTGGCGGCCGCCTGCCTGCCGCCCGTCTGCATCGCGGTGATCCGCTGCAACGCCTCAAGCTGGAGCGTGGTGAAGGACAGGCCGAAGCTCTTGAACTGGAGCGCGAAGTTCGCGAACTCGCCGATCGGCGTGCCGCGCGCCACCGGCCCGGTGACGAAGGACCGCGCGTTGGGCGTGCCCCCGGGCGTCGCCCGTTCCGACCAGGCCGCCGTGAGCTCGGCCAGCTTCTCCGCCACCTCGCGATGCCGCAGGGCCTTCGCTTCGGCCGCGAGATCCGCGTCCACCAGGGGGCCGTCGGCGGTGGCCTTCAGATACCGGACCTCGCCGCCGCCGTTGGCGATCGACATCGGCGTGACGAAGCCGCCGGGATCGACGCTCGCGCGCATGATCTCCCAATCCGCCGCGTCGATGCCGAAGCCCTCCATCGTCACGCGCAGCCGCTCCGGCAGGGCGTCGAACGCGCTGCCGGCATGATCGGCCAGGGTGGCCTGCCAGGCACGCGCCTCCACGAGCTTGCGGCCCGTGGTCAACGGCTTGAGGCCGTTCAGCATCATCGAGCGGTCGACCAGGTATTGCGACCAGCTGTGTCCGAGCATCGGCCCGGTGAACCGCGCCTCGCCTTCCATGGCGTGCAGATAGTCGTCCCAGATCACGCCCGCCCGCTGGATCTCCTCGCGGTTCGACGCCTTCAGCATCCGCAGCATCGCGCCCAAGTCCTTCGTCACCGGCAGGCCCGCAAGGCGCCGCGCGGCCTGGGCGATGAAGGGATCCGTGGCGGCCGCCGTGACGCCGGCGGCGCCGAGCAGCGCCGAGTTCATCAGGTTCTTCACCGTCGCCGCGGCCGTCGCGACGCCGGAGGCCGCGTTCGCGCCGCCGCGCAGCTCGGCGTAGAGCGACTGGATACGCCACTCGGCGAACGCCCCCGGTTCCGTTCCGCGCGCCCACTGCGCCGCGCCGCCGGCGAGCTTCGCCATCGAAGCGCGCCCGACGTCGCCCTTGGCGATCTCCGAGCGGACCCCCTGCACCATCCACTGCACCATCGCGTTCGGGTTCGGCCCGAGCACTTCCATGGCGCCGATGTCCTTCGCCATGCCGTTGATGTGCCGGAAGATCGCCTGCACCGGGTCGCCGTCGCCGAAGGCGGCATTGTAGGCCATCCAGTCGTCGGCCGACCGGAACGCCAGGAACCGGTGCTCCTGGCGCTGCGTCGCCAGCGATCCGGCGCCGACGCCGCGCATCTGCGGCGCATGGTGCGCCCAGCCGGATGTCGTGATGCTGTCGAAGACGTGGTCCAGCGCCTTGTCCAGCCCGGCGACGCCGACAGGCTCCCCGGTCAACGGATGGCGCATGCGGTCGGGATCGAGCCGCGGCTTGATCGCAGCCTTCCAGGCGTCGCGACCGGCCTGACGCACGGCCAGCCCATCGTGCGAATGCGGCAGGCCGAACCCGTCGAGCTTCGCGATCGCGCCGCCGGCGGCGTTGAACCGGTTGCGCAGATCCTCGAACAGTTTCGACAGGTCGCCGGCGAAGGCCTTCGCCGTCGCGTCGCCCGAGGCTTCGCCGTGCAGCTCGCGCACCAGGTCGCGCACGAGGCCGGCGCTCGCCTTTCGCCGCCCCGTCACGAGGCTGCGGCTCGTCGCGCTCATCAGGTCCGTGAGCTTGCCGTGCGCCATGGAGATGATCGCATCGGCGCGCCCGCGCACGCTCTCGGCGCCGGCATAGCCGTAGTGCGAAAGCGTCTGGATCGCCGCCTCGTAGACGTCCGGCTTCCCGTTCTCGTCGCGATAGCCGAGGATCCGGTCCTTCAGGCGCAGCCGCGCCTGTTCGATCAGCACGGCTCGGCGACGCTTCTCGATGGCCTGCGCGCGAAGTTCGCGGGCGAGTTCGTCTTTGGCAGCCTGCGATGCCGCGTCGTCGCCCAGCTGCAACCGCTTCTGCGCGAACTTCCCCTCGAAGTCGCGCAGCAGCGCATCCGCCTCGTCGCGGCTGATCTCGCCGCCCTCGATCGCATTGTTCAGGCAGTCGATGAAGGGCATGGTTCAGACCTTGCAGTGTTCGACGAGGAAGCCGAGATCGTCGTCCCGGCCGGCACGCTCGAGGAGATCGGCGGGACGCGCGAACTGCGCTCGCCCCTCCGCGTCGGTGCCGTCCGGCACGACGTCCCACACATCCGGGTTGCTGACCACCCGTGCCTCCTCGACAGGAGCCGTCACGACCTCCCAGCGAGTGCCGGATCGGTCAAAGGTTATGGTGATAGGTTTGCCAAAATCGTCGACGCTGAGCGCCCGATCCTCCATGGTGAATACCCCGTCGAAGCCTCGGACTTGACGAACACCTTTTACGGTTTCGAAGATGTCCTCATCGTCCGCGTTCCTGCCTATGAATTTCGGAGAATCATCCGCCGACCGTGCCTCAAGCGGATCGGTATTTCCTTCGCCGGACAGAGCGCCCTGCCCATAGGGCTGGCCCTCCACCTCATCCGCGATTATATTGGGCTCGGCTTGCGAGGCGGAGGATCTGTCCGTCTGGAGACCGTCAGGGCGGCCGGTAGTACCCTTGGCGCGCAAGCCCCTTTCATCCTTCTCGTAGGCCGTCATCAGCCACGTCTTGGCCTCGCCGTCGTAGTCGAGGCGCACCACGGCCTTGTGGACCTTGCTTTCCAAAACGATCCGGTTCGCCGATCGCGTCTTCACGTCCATGCTGGCGAGGATCGACGGCAGCTCGTCCAGGACCTCCGGATGCTTGGCGACGATCTTGGCGAGGCCGAGGCCGTTGTCCGTCGCTGCGTCGAAGCCGCCCCACACCACGTCGATCCTCCCGACGTCCGGATGGGACAGCATGCCCGCGATGTCGCCGGCCTGTCGCGTGGTCAGGAAGTCCACCGCAGCCGTCCAGCTGCCGTCGAAGGCGGACGCGGGATAGATCGGCCCGGCCGGGCCCTGCCCGATCGGCTCGACGTCGAGAACGCGGCTCGGAGGTGCGCGGCGCGCAGGCTCGTCGGGAAAGAGGCCGGCCATGGCTTCGGCTTCGGCCGTCCCCGGTTCCGCCGCGCGAGCCGCCGCCAGCTGCGGCTCCGGAGGGTTGAGCAGAGCCGGCAGACCCTCCCTCTCGATCGCCGACTGAATGTCGCCGATGAAGAGGCGTGCCTCGCGCGTCGCGTTGGAACCGCCCGCAAATCGCCGTGCAGCCTCCGTGAGCGCGTCGGAAACCGGACCCTTGGTTCTTGCCATCCGATCGACGATCGCCTCCACCGTCTCGGCTGTGACGGCGCGCGTGGCATTTCCCGCCGCATCGAGCGTGTTGCCCGCCGCCTCGATCACGTCGGCCCGGTCGCCGAGCATCGCGAACAGGCGCTTGTCCTGCCGCAGCACCCGCTGCGCAGCCTCCATCACCTTCACGCGCTCGCCGATCAGCGACTTCGACAGGTCGAACGCGCCGAACATGTCGGTCTGCGTCTCGTGCCGGACGCCGCTCGCCATGATTTCTTCGAGCAGCATGCGCGCCGCCCGGTCCGTCTCGGGCGAGAACTCGGCGAGGTCGCGGATCGCCGCGGCGTGCATGCGCGGGTCCGGCACGAGCTCGCCGATCAACGCCGCGTGGTTCTGATCCACCACGCCGTTGATCGCCATGCCCCAGGCGTCGTCCGATAGCCGGGCGAGCGCGCTGGCGCGGCGCATCATCGCGCCCGACATCGGCAACCCGTCGTCCAGGAGGTCCGGCCGGTCGCGCATGACGCGCGCCGCGTCGATCGCCTCGCCGCTGCCCTCCTGCATGTTCTTCTTCGCCGCCAGCGCCCGCACGTCCTCGGCGGTCCAGCCGTCCGCCTCGCGGAACAGGTATCCGTCGAGCCGCACGGACGCGTCGCCTTCCGCCTTTAGCCGGCGTGCCAGGCCGAGCCGCTGGTGCCCGTCCGCGATGAAGCGGGCGCCGTCGGTGCGCTCGTGGATCATCACCTTGCCCGACGCCGTCGGGTCCCAGCGCTTCACACCGCGCAGCCGGTCCGTCACGCCCGCGTCGTCGCCGCCGCCCTTGTACTGGTAGGCCACGGCGTCGGTGCCGACGGTCTCCGGGTCGAACCGTTCGTAACCGACCGGGCGTCCGCGCACGGAGATCGCGCCGCCCGGCAGCGCCTCCGACAGCACCGCATGCTCGGCCGGGTCGCGGCGCGGCTTGGCGACCGGTCCCGCCGCCGGCGGACCGTCCGTCTCGGCCGAGCGCACCGCCGCGTTCCGCATGGCGGCAGCCTCGTCGTCGGTCAGCCCCGCTGGCGTCGGGCCGAACGCGGCGTCGTCCAGCGCGGCCTGCGCGTCCGCCACCGCCGCCACGCGCGTCTCGGCCGCATCGGCCCTCACGCCGAGCCGCTTCGCCACCTGGTCGAGATCCCCCTCGCGCGGATTCCCCGTCGCGACGCGCTCGATCGCCGCCACCTCGGCCGCATCCGTCACGCGGAACGCCCGGGCCACCTCGCGCCCGCCGGCGATCAGGCCGCCGAACGTGCCGCCGAAGAGACCTGCCAGGCCCACCTGCCTCAACCCCGGCACGATGCCGCTTTCCAGACCGTTCTCCGCACGCCACGCTTGCGCCCGCGTCTGCACCGCGGCTTCCACGCCGGCGTTCACCGCCGCTTCGGTCAGGATCGTCTGCCCGATCCGGCCGACGACGCCCTTGGCCGTGCCCGCACCGCCGCCGAGGAACAGGGCGGCGATCTGCACCGGATCGCGCAGCATGCCCCGCCCACCGCCGGCGAACACGGACGCCAGGCGCGAGATACCCGACAGGTCCGCCGCGCCCGCGTCGGCGGCCTTTCGGCGCGCCTCGGCGGCCGATACGATACCGCCCGTGTCGCCGTCGAAGTCGCTGTCGAAGAGCTCGGCATGCTGGGGGAACTTTCCCCGCAGCTCGGCGAGCTGCCGACGAAACGCCTCCAGGTTGCGACGCCCGATCGGGTCGCCGCCGTAGCGCTCCTCCCACTCGGACCCGACGGGCCGGTCCACCGCCGCGAACGAGCCGGTGCCGTCGAGCGGCATCTGGAGCTGCACGCCCGTCGCGGCGTGGATCCGTTCGATGCGCCGGCGATAGGCCTCGCGCCGGGCGTCCTCGCGGGCGAACGTGTTGTCGATGAAGGTCTGCGCCTCGTCGTTGGCGGCGTAGAGCTCCGCCATCGATGCGCGCCGATCGCCGTCGATGAGATCGCCGACGAGGTTCGCCTCCTGCCGCACCAGCGCGACGCCGGGCAGATAGTCGAGGGCGCCGAGGCTGACCGGCGCCGGATCCCCGAACGTGATGCGGCGGCCTTCGGCCTCGTCGGGGGGCGCGTGCTGAAAGATGCTCATCGGTAAGCCCCCGGCACGCGAGGCTCGAGGATCGGGCGCATCGTGTCGATCGCCAATACGAAGGGCCGCCCATCGGCACCGCGCACCCACTGCGGATCCTCGGACGCGGGATCGCCGAAGGCGAAGCGATAGCCGCCGCCGACGGCCACGGGCACCGCCGCCTTGAGGTCGGCCGCCGTGTAGGCCTTCCCGTTCTCGCGAACCGGCGGCGCCGACCAGTACCGCCGGCCGAGCCGTGCGCGCGGCTCTTCGCTCGAGGCGAGATCCGTGTCTCGGATCGCGTCGATCACATCGGCGAAGCGGTCGGCGCGGATGCTCGGCAACACGAACACCGTGGGACGGCTGCCGGCGAAGGAGGAACCGAACCAGCCGTCCCGAACGGGCATCGCGACGAACCCGCCGAATTGCACGCCGCTTTCGAACCGGCCGCCGGCGGCTTCGTGGATCGCCTTCTCCAGGATACCACGGGCCGCTTCGCTCTTCGGATCGATCCCGGCCTCCGCCACGCGAACGCGCGCGATCCGCTCGGCCGCCGCCAACGTGCGCGTCCCGTCCGCGGGGGACCCCGCGAAGGCGCCGCCGATCGTCTCGCGCGCGAGGCTGTCCCGTTCCGTCTGCTTCAGGACCTCCGGCAGCTTCTGCCCGTCGGCACCCCGGCCGTAGCCGGCGATGACGTCGCGAGCCGCGCGCTCGGAGCCGCCGCCGGCAAGGATGACCCCGGCCTGTTCCACCGCCGGCGCGTCCTCGCCGAGCTCGGCCAGCACCCGGCCCGCGCGGGCGCCGGCGCCCGTGACGATCCCGGCCGCGATCTGCGCCGCCCGGTCGGGATCCTGATCCACGAGAACCTTGATCTGGGCCGCCTCACCGGGTTTCAGGTACTTCGGCTGAACCCCGAAGTGTTGGGCCGCGATCTCTGCCCGTTCCGCGCGCAGCTTCATTCGCCCCGCCAGATCGTCCGCGGAGGACGCTTCGACGAGGCCGCCCTCCTCCGCCGGGAGCAGCCCCTTGCGCTCGGCGAGGCCCACCGGGTCCGTGCCCGCCGCGCGCTGCATGCGCTCGAGCTCGGCGCGGGCATAGTCCGCGGTGCCGCCGGCGACGGCCACCGGGTCGCGCTCGAGGCCGAGCACGTAGCGCTCGGCCTCCGGCAAAGGCTTGTCGCGCAGGATCCGCGCGGCATTGATCTTCTCGAGCGTGCGATCGATGATCTGCGGCCCCTCGGGCGTCGTGTTCCGGTCGAGCATGAACCGGCCCATCTCGCCGGCATCGACCTCGAACCCCCTCACGACGCTGTCCGCCAGGGCGTCGCCCCGCGCCTTCAGGGTGCGCGAGGCCTCCTGTTGCCCCTGCTGTTTCTGGCTTGCCGTCCGATCGAGTGACGCCTCGAGCGCTTGCCAGCCGCCGGCGTCCAGCCCCGCCATGCCGCCCGCCGCGAAGTCGGTCCGCATCTTTTCCTTCAGCGCCAGCACGTCCTGCGGGCTCGGCAGCACCGTGGCCTGACGCGCGTAGAAGGCGACGGCCGTGTTGCGCCGGCTGGCGATCTTGGCGGCCGCCGCGTCGTCGGCGTCCAGGATCCCGCGCGCCACGGCGCTGTCGTAGTGGGCGTCCGTCGCCGACTGCCGCAGGGCGATCGCCGCGGCCGCGTCGTCGCTGCCGGGGTCGAAGGCCTCCACGGCACGCGCCGATGCCGTTTCCATCTCGCCGCTGCGGGTCAGGAAATCCGCCCGGTCCTGTTGCAGGACGCGCGTTTCCTGGTCGCGGCGCGACTGGTTGAGATAGCCGCGCGTGACGCGGCCGAAGGCGCCGTCGTAATCGCCTTGGACCTCCGGGAACACATGGTCCTGCATGTGGACGGTGCGGAGCGCACCGAACGCCTTCTCCAGCTCGACCGGATCGTCCTTGAACCGCTGGTAGACCGCATCCGTGTCGGCCGCGATCGTGTTGTCCAGCTGCTCGAGATAAGTCCGCATGCCCGCCGTATCGTAGGCCCGGCCGCGAATGGTGGTCGAGCCCGTCGGGCGGAACCCGCCGCCGGCGCGCTGGATCTCGATCGGCTCGACGACGCGCGTCACGCGCGGCGGGCCGACGTCGGCGGGCGCGATCGCGCTCGTCCCGGCGGCGGGCTTCCCATCCGACGCGAGCGGCGCCACCGCCTCGATCGCGGCGGCCGCCCCCGTCGGCGCCGGCGTGGGTGCGAGGGCCGTCACGGCCGCCGGCGCACCGGCCCCGCCGCCGAAGGCCTCGGCCCAGCGCGCGTGGGCCAGGCGGTTGTCCCAGCCATGCCCGGCACGCGGCGTGCGGACTGTGTAGTGCTGCGGCCGCTCGAAGTGCATCAGCGCCTCGGTGGCATCGACGATGTTGGTTGCCGCCGCCAGACGCTGGCCTGCCAGACGCTCACGGCCGCCGAGCTCGTGCACGAAGAAGTCCATCTGCGTGTCCACGTCGCGCCAGTCGCCGTTCTGCCCCGGCCGCTTCGCGAAGGCCTGCAAGGCCGAGCGACGTTCGTTGCGCCACTGCCAAAGGCCCGACGACGTGCCCTTGTCGCCGTCCGGCCCGGCCGCCTGGATCGAGCTCTCCTGGCGGGCGTGACCGACGGCGGCGGCGGCGGCGAAATGGCCGAGCTTGCGCTTGCGCAGGCCCTCGTAGATGTATCGGCCGCGCGCGTCGAGGTCGCCGCCGCCGGTCGAGACGCGCGACGACACGCCGCCGCCGGACCCGGTATAGCCCAGCGGCGCGCCGCCGCCCTCCACGCTCGTCGTCACCCCGCCGGAGATGGCCGACGCACGCGGCCCGTTCGCCAGCGCGTCGCGCAGGCCCGCCTGTTGCCCCTCTGCCGCCGCGAACCGGTCCGCCACGTCGTCGGCCTGCGCCGCCATGCGCGCGAAGGCCTCCGCCACCCGCCGCTCCGGCCCCCCGTCCGGTCGATCGACGGCGAGCAGTCCGTCCTGAAGCACGGGCGCGACCTGGAGCGGACGATAGGAAACCTCGCCGATACGCTTGTTCGCCATGGATCAGCCCCGGGACAGGAAGCGCGACGCGCCGGTGAGGATCTGCGCAGCCCCTTGCGCCTTCGCGGCACGGCGCGTCGAAGTGGCCTGGCTCCGGAGGTTCGACGCCCTCTCCTCGAGACGGGCGATCCGGCTGCGTTCGGTGCCGGTCGCGGTCTCCATGCCGAGATCCGCCTGGCGGAAGGCTTCCTCGCGCGCCTGCAACGGCGTGCCGAACGACAGGTCCACGCCCGAGGCGGCGTAGGCGGTGGACTGCTCTCCGATCGCCGTCATCATCTCGCGCTTGATCGAGGTCCGTCGCTCGATCCCGGCCAGCGTCTCCGTGGCCCGCTGCGCCTCCTGGTCCTTCGCCTGGAGCTCGAGGTTGGTGGCCTCGATCTCGGCCGCGCCTTTCGACGCGGAGACCGACATCAACGTCGCGGTGCCGGCGAGGATGCTGCCGATCGTGGAGCCGATCGCGCCGGCGCCGCCGAGCGCACCGGTGATGCCGGTCACGGCGCTGCCAATTCCGCTGAACAGGGGCGTCAGCGCCGCCGCGATCGGGGCCATTACAGCTTCTCCTGGAAGGTGACGTCGCGCACGCGCAGCACGCCGGGGCGAACCTGCGTGACGACGGCCGTGGGATCGGTGACGACGCCGGGGATGCCGGCCATCGTCACCAGCTCGGTCTTGGGAACCGGTGGAAGATCCGCGGGGTCCGACAGGCGCACCAGGGGCAGATCGCGCGGCGTCGTGCCGTTCGCGCCGATCGCGATCGACGTCGTCTCGATCACGTTCACGTCCAACCCGTGGATCCGGCCGGGGCGCCGGACGATCTTGTCGTCGCGCCCGACGAGCACGCTCGGCATGCTTTCCCAGAGCGGCGGACGCCAGATGCCGATCCGCGCGGCCTCCCCCGGCGCGCCGATACGCGCCGCACCGCCGGTCACCGTCGCGGGGCCGTAGGTGTAGCCCCCCGCTTCCGCCCAGACCTCGCTGCCCTCGGCGAAGGGGAGGTCGGACACCGTGCCGTCGTCTGCGACCGTCCGCGTCACCCCCGAGGCGAGGAACGACCCGTCGTCCATCACCTCGTATTGCTGGCCGTCGGACCGGTCCACCGCCAGCCACAGCCGGTTCTCGGCGTCGATGCCGATCGAGCGGACCGGCGCGCCCACGTCGTATTCGAAGAACGCGGTGATCTCCTGGTCGCGAATGATGCTCGCGCCGACGAGGCGACCGTCCCGCCGCAGCATCCAAAGCCGGGGGCTGTCGCTGTCGTCCGTGCCGCGCTGGATCGCCGTCTCGATCACGTCGTCCACGAGATGCGATGCGAGAAGGCTTTCCTGCCGAGCGGTGAACGCCGACTGGATGTCGTCGTAGGCGGTCGAGAACAGGACCGCGCCGCGCTGGCCGATGTAGTAGACCCGGTTCTCGATCTCGACCGGCCAGGTCCCCCGCGCCATGCCGTTCCGGCTGGTCTCCACGAAGTTCAGCGGCTCCGTTCGGGCGATCGTCCGGTTGGTCGCGAAATATTCCGCCTCGTCCGTGAAGACGAGCAGGTATTGCAGCGCCTTCACATGCAGGATCTCTTCCTTGCTGGTCGTGCGCAGCGCCTCGAGCTTGGCCCCGTCCGCGCGCTGGGCCGACGTGTTCACCGTGAAATACTCCGCCGTCTGCGAGAACAGCAGCGCCGAGGGCCGCTCGCGGAGGGCGGCATACACCAGACGGTCCTGCGCGATCGCGACCACCCCGGGCCAGCCGCGCGCATCCGAGATCAGCGGCTCGCCGAACGTCTTGCCGATCTGGATATGCGACGGCAGCACGGAGACCGAGCTCGTGCTCACGATCTGCGAGGTGATCTGGAATTCCTGGCCCGCAAGGCTTCCACCGAAGACGATGCGCAGCCGGACTGCGTTGACGCCGTTGCCCACCGGGCCGGCGGCACAGACGACGTCTCCGTTCAGCGACGGCAGGGCGCGAAGCTGGTCCTGGATCGCGGCCGCCCAGGCGTTGTAGTCGGTACCGGAAAGCTGCTGGGCCTCGATCGCCTCTCCGTCCACGCTGATCGCGATGATCGGGTTGGAGGAAGCTGCTGTGCCGTCGAAGCGGACGAACAGCTCCCAGATGTCTTCCCGCTTCGCATAGTCGCCGCCGTAGTCCTGGTCGGGGATCTTGCCGAACGGCCAGAAACCCAGCGTCCAGGACCCGTTGCTCTGGCGCACCAGGCGCAGCGGGCGCAGATCGCGGTGGAACACCCCGACCGTGTCCGCCTCCAGGTACAGCGACACCTCGGCCGCGATCTCCGGCGTGACGGGGGTCGGGATCCGCGCCACCAGCGCCGTCCCCTCGAACACGTCGATCCGATAGGGCACGACCGCGATCAGGAAATGCAGCTCACGCGAATGGCGTAGCCGCCAGAAGCGCGGGCGCCAGGGGGTGTCCGTGGAAACCACCCGGCGTGTGCCGGGCAGATTGCGGAACCCGGCCTGCGCCACCGGCTCGACGTTCAGGAAGCGGAGCCCGGCCGAGTAGTACTGCTTGATGTCGATCCGGCCCGCGAGCTCCGGCGAGAACTCGCCGGCGTTCATGCTCTGCTGGCCGCGTCCCGGCTGCCCCGCCATCAGCCCCACCGCGCATCGGTGAGCGGGTCGCCCCGCAGGAAGGGGGAGCCGACGGGCGATCCCGCGCGGTTCTGCGCGACGAGGCGGCCGAACTGGCCGCCCGTGCCGCCCTGCGACGGTGTGCCGAAGGCCTGCGCCCGCAGATCGTCCTGCAAGCCCTGATCCGATTGCATCGGCACGGCCAGCGCCGAAGCGAGCGCCGTGACGAACGCGCCCCGGAAGCCGATGTCCCAGGCTTCCGGATCCACGGCGACCTTGCACCGCGCCCAGACGTTCGCGGCGCGTGCATAAAGGACGCCGGCCTCGATCGAGAAGTCGCGCAGGACATGCTCCGCGGGAGCGACGGCCGCCAGAACCAGCAGCGGCTCCCCGATCCGGTCGCCGGGCAGCGCGAAGCCGTAGGACCAACCGTTCCCCGGCTCGACGGCGAGGCGCGTCAACTTCGTGGTGCGCCGGCAGAAGCTCCAGTCGTGGAGGCCGAAGCATTCCGCCACGACGTCGTCCCACACGCCGTCGACATGGCCGGTCACGTGGTTCTCGCCGTCGAGCGAGAACACGGGCGCCTGCCCCAGCCGGCCGAGGGCCCGGTTGACGATCGTCGCCTTGTCGATCGGCTGGGACATGACGGCCCCTTAGCTCGCGACCGTGACGACGCCGTTGGCGACGTCGGTCACGATCAGGTTGAGCATCGCGGGCGTCGCGTCCACGTTGACGGAACAGGCGATGCGGTCGCCCTTCTTGAGGTTCTGGGGCACGGCCGCGCCGTTCCAGTACCCGGCCGCGGAAACGGTCGCCGCCGCGTCCGGCGTCGAATAGACGTACCAGTTGGCCTGCTTGGTGGAGCCGCGATCGCTGGTCGCGAAGCGCGACATCGCCTTGAGATTGAGAGCCATGGAAGCCTCTGTGCTGGAATGGGGAAGAGGCGGCGCCGTGACGCCGCCGTCGTCGGCGATGCGTCAGGAGACGCGGACGGCGCGCTCGGGCGCCTTGAAGCGAAGACGCTTGACGCCCTCCGGCATGATGCCGACCGCGTTGCCGGACATCTCCGAATGGAGCTGCCAGGGATGGCCCTCCTTCGTGATGTCCTTGTTGATCTCCGGCTCTTCCTTGTCCCACTCGTGCTCGGCGCCGACGGCCTCGGTGGTCCACATGAAGGTGTCGATATAGCCGGTGCCGTAGGTGGGCTTGTTGTTGAGCGTGGCCGTGCCCCAGGCGGCCGTCCCGTACTTGAAGTGCTCGTCCGGCAGGGTCATCACATGGATGCCGCGCCAGGTGCGCTTGCGAACGTTCGCCGCCTTGGCGAACGGGAGGTCCGACGGGCCGATGTAGTCCGCGTTGGCGAACTCCTTGTACATCATCAGCTGCGTGAACCACGCCTCCGGGATCGGCCACCAGACGTCCTCCTCGGCGCCGGCGCCGCGGATCTGATCGACCGCCTGGAGAGCGTCGACGACGTCGATGCGGGCGGTGCCGTCGCCGATCGTGTCGGGACGGGTCAGGTCCTGGAGCTGCGGCCCGCCGGCGGCGCCGGGCGCGATGTTGCAGAAGTTGTGCAGCGCGTCGAGCTTGAGGACGTCCCGCTGGCGGCGGATCGCGTTGCCGAGCTGCTTGGCGACGGCCGCCTGCTCGTTCGGCCCCTGCCGGCGGAGATCCTGCGGGCGGATGTAGGAATTGACCTCGAAGTCGCGGATCCGGACCTCGACGATGTCGAGATCGGGATTGGTGTTCGTGATCGCCTGGATGGAGCCGGAGATCTCGTAGCACTCGACACGCCCGACCACCGGGAACTTGATCACCCCGGCGCCGCCGTCGCCGCGCGACATGGTGCCGTCGAGGTAGGAGCCGCGGGACTGGTAACGGGCACGCACGAGATCGCGGATCTTCTCGCGGTACCACTTGGGAGCTTGAATCGTCATGATCGACCCTGGGGGATGTTGGTGAGAACCATGCCCGAGGGTCGACGGATGGAGGCCTCGCGGGCGCGAGCCTCCCGGACCGATCCCGGCGGGTAGCGCATCGAAGATGGCACCCGCCGGAAGGCCTTAACTGCGAGGGTCAGTCGGGAAAGGCGGACTGATAGTCGCGCTGCAACTGGTCGTAGCTGTCGCGACTGAACTTCTGGTGGCCCGGCGTGTTCTCCGGCAGTTCCGAACGGCGCTGGAGATCGCCGCGCGCCGAGTTGCCGCCGCCGCCGCCGCCGCTGCCCGCCGGCCGGGCCTCGTCCGCACGCCCCATCTGCGACCGGAAGAACTCGATGGCCTTGTGCCCGTCCGCCGTGTCGCCCAGCATCAGCGCCATGTGCTTGGCGGAATCGGCCGGGAGACCGCGCTCGACCATCTTTTCGACCCAGCCGAGATTGTCGTTCATGCGCTGGTCGATCGCGCGGTCCTGCTCGGCCTTCGGCAGGGACCTGGCGCTGTCCGGAAGGAGGGCGCCCCGCTCGGCCGAGACGTCGATCGGCGGCTCCAGGAGGCCCATTTCCTGCGCGCCGGTCATGTAGGCCTGGAGGATGCCCTGCAACTGGGCCTTGCCGACGCCGAGATCCTTGGCCTTGGACGCCACGGCATCGAACAGGCCGTCCCGCTCGAGCGTGGCGTAGTAGGGCTTCAGCTCGTCCGAGACCTCGCCGTGGTCGCGATACGCGGCGATGTCCTCCGGCACGTCGGCCGAACGCTCGGCGACGGCTGCCATGAGCTTGTCGATCGTCTGCGTATCGCTCTCTCCGCGATACTGCTCGGCGAGGCCGTCGGGCCGGTAGAGCTGGACCGGATCACCCGCGCCGCCGGCGATCGTGTCCGCACCGCCCGCAGCTGCGCCGCCCTCGCCGCCCGCGACGGTCGCCGCGCCGCCGTCACCCGCGCCGCCGCCGGCGCCCGCGCCGCCACCGCCCTCGCCGCCACCGCCCTCGCCGTCAGGCGCGCGAAGGATGCGGAAGAGTAGATTTCTCATGCGTCCTGTCCCTGTTCTCGCTTCTGGAGCACGTCTTCGCCATGCGCGAGCGCATGGAGGATCACTTCGCCGACGCCCTCGATCCCCTGCCGCGTCGCGGCGAGGAGCGCCGTCTCCTCGAGGGTCTTGCCCGTCGCGCGGAAGGGCTGGCGGAACGTGATGTCCATCAGCCATTCGATCAGCTGGCGACCGCGCGGCTCGCGTGCGAGCCCGGCGAGCAGGAGGGCGACCTCGTCGGCCGGTTGGTTCTTGACGGGACGGCCGGGCTGCGGGGCGAACATCGCCTCGAGGCCTTCCCATCCGTCGGCGCCGGAGAGTTGGTGGAGCGGCTGCGCCTCGCGCCGCCCGATGGCCGCTTGGGTCATGCGGTCATTGCCCCTTCGATGACACGCGGCGCCGCATCCTGCATGGCCTGAGCGGCCATCGCCTGGAGGCGCTGCTGCTGCATGTCCGCCGCGATCTGGTTTCGTTCGTCCTCGTCGGGGATCACGTCCTTGTCGACGTGCAGCCCCTCCCCGATCCGCGCCATCACCTTGTCGATATGCGCGTACATCGGGACCATCTCCGGCCCCGCCATCGCCTGCGCCATCTCGACATAGGTGGCGAGGTTCCCAAGCCGCTCGCCGTTGAGCGCCGCCGCCATGGGAGACTGCACGCTCGTGGCGATCAGGAACTGGTCGATCAGGATCGGCGTCGCCATGAAGCCGGCGTCGTAGAGGATCTCGGCGACCCGCGGCGCGATCACCGGCATGATCTCGTTGGTCAGGCGTCCGAAGGCGCCGATATGCGTCTCGGCCTTCTGCCGGAGCCGGCCGGCAATCTCGGAGGCCGAGCGCGGCGTGCCCTCGTATTCCGGGATCCTGACGTCGAAGAGGGTTTGCTTGATGTCGGCCTGAAGGTTGCCGATCACCATGCGCGCGACATCGAGGCGCCCCGTCGCCGGGTCGATGCGCGACACGTCCGGCCCCAGCACGCCGCCGGTGGACTGCATCGGCCAGAACTCGCCGGGCCCCACACGCACCGTATCCGGGTTGAAGGTCCCGCCGGACCGGTAGGCCCAGATCCCGAGCATCTGGATCGCGGCCGCCTTGAGCGCCAGTTCCTGCGCCTTGTTGAGCGTCTTGATCGAGGGGAGCGCCAGGAGGACGGGGCCGCGGCCGTAGGGCTCGCCGGGCACGCGGTAATAGCGGGGCACGGCGATCGGCTGCGTCCGCGACCAGGAACGGGTGACGAACTCGCCCGATCGCGTCTCGCCGAGCGACACCAGGAAGTCCCAGCCGCGCCCGTCCGGCCGCTTCACGAAGTCCTGGAACAGCGTTTCCGGCTGGTAGGCCTTCTCGCGATTGCCAAAGTCGTCGGGGAATCGGCCGCGCGGGAAGGCGTCCCGGATCGCCTGCCGCTCCATCCTCTGCCGCCAGGACACGAAGTTGACGCGGCCGTAGCCATCGGTTCCTACGGCGATCTCGTCGAACGGTATCGCCACGAAGATCACCGGCTGGTCGGCGGTGCCGGCGACCGGCAGGATGGCGCCGGTTCCCACGCCGAGATCGATGCAGCACTCGTGCACCGCCATGTCCCATTCGCCCGTCAGGAAGAATGGGTGCATCGACATGGCGATGCGCTCGAGCTCGCGATCGAGGCGGGCCGCTCCGGCCCCGAGCTTGAGCTTGGCGAGCGGGCCGGATTGAAGCGTGAAGGGCGGCTGCCCCGCCGGGAACAGATCGCGCTGGAGGCTACCGGCGAAGTACATGACGGACGTCGTGGCCGTCATGTCGAAGATCCGGTCCACGACGTTCTTGGCCGCGCCCTGCCCGCCCGGCCGGCGGTGCGGGATCGCGAATTCGTAGGCTTGCCGATAGATGTCGTTCCAGGGCGCCCGCAGCGCCCAGATCTGTTCGCGCCGTCGCGCCAGGTCGGCATACTCCATGTCAGCCGCCGAGCTTGGTCGCGAGACCGCCGGAATTGGCGTCGCTGACGAAGAGCCGCCGGCCACGCGAAGGCCGGCGGCTGGCCCCCGTATCGGTGTCGGCCGCCGTCAGCTGGGCCAGTTGCTGGTCGTTCGCGACCTGCTGGATCTGGCGCGAACGCTCCGCGTCGGCGCGCGCCTGTTCGGCCGCCCGTTTCGCATCCTTGTTGCCGCTGAAGATGGAACCCATCAACCCCTCCAGATCCAAAGCCGACCGCCTTCCGCGTCCGTCTCCAGGAAGCCGGCCAGGCGGGCCATTCGCTGGCCGGCCCGATTGCTGGGCTTGATGCGCGCGACGATGACGATGCCATGATCCACGACGGGTCGGATCATTAACTGCGCGATCCTGACCAGCGAGAGCATGGCACCGGCCGCCTCGGGCGCGAACAGGAGGCAGAGCTCGCGCACGTGCGGCCCTTCCGGAAACAGCGTCGCGACGGAAAGTAGGCGGTCGCCGCGATACACGGCGACGGTTTCGGAGCGTCGCGCCTGATAGGTCGCCAGCCGCCGCAGCCGGCGGTGCGCCCCCGCCAGTCGCATCACATCCACGAGATTGGCCGGGGTCTCGACCCGCAGAGCGTCAGACATCGAACACGTTGAAGTCCGCGCGGGCTCGGCGCGAGGAAATCGGCACCACCTTGGACGCCCGGCCCATCTGCGCGGCGTCCGTGATCGCGCCGGCCCGGCCGCGATGGCCGAGGGCGAGGTACTGCCAGCCGTCGTGGATGTGGGAATACTTGTTCTTCGCCACCGCCAGCTTGTCGGTCGCGCCGGCGCTCGCCTGTTTCGTGAGCTTGTAGTGCGCCTCGAAGCCGCCGATCGTCGTCTCGCGGCCCTGGGGCGGCTCGACGGGCATATGCAACCGACGACGACGATGTGGGATGCCGCCGCGGGCGCAGTCCTGTGCCGCGAAGCCGGGATGGAGGTGTTCCTCGCTCGTGGCGACCGACATCTCGGCGTATGGGCGGGCCTCACCGAGATCATGGCGGTCGTTCGACCGGACCCAGCGCCCTAGCGAACGAATGGCTCGCAAATTTCCGGGCCTCCACTTCGGAGCCTGCACCCTCCTCCCCCTTTGGTTCGGAGGAATGCACGAAACGATCCGGGACCCCAATCGGGCACCTTCCCCCGTGCCGTTGATGCTCGAGGATTTGCGTCGGAAGCTGACTGGCTTCCTTGCATCTCGTCCGGCCTCGGGACTGTCGGGCGACCGCTGTCCCAGGGCTTAGGTGTTCAGTCCCGCCATCGCCAGTCGCGCCGTAATCAGAACGCTCGCCAACGTCGCGTTCGGTTGCAGGATTCTCTCTAGAAGCGCGCAGACGAGCTCTTCGCCGACGCGAACCATATCAATGTGTTGGACATGCATACGGGCGTCGAGATAGTCGCACAGGCCTGTGCTGTCCCGCGATACGATGTCGAGGTTCCGCTCCAGCGTCAGCCCTCGCTTGCGGATGGCGTTCAGCGCACCGAGTGCCCCCAACTCGTGGGCGCTGATCCACCCGTCCAATGGGTCGTCTGCGTCCAGCCTTTCGGAAACGAATCGCTCGCTGTCGGATGCCGTGAAATGTTCGACACTGACGAGCGCCGGATCGTAAGGAAGGCCCGCCTCTTCGAGAGCCGAAATGAAGGCACTGCGCCGTCGGGAGCTAGCTTGGTCCTGGCGGGAGAGAAGTTGCAGCCCTAGCCGCCGCCGTCCACGCGAGGCAAGGAGGGCGACGGCCTGAGAAACGAGGGCTTCATTGTCGATATCGACGAAGGCATGCGGTTCGCTCATGTCGGACCGGCCGAACGTCACGAAAGGCATGTTTGCTTTCTTCAGGAATGCAATGCGCGGATCGCGCGGCAGCATTCGGGTGATGACGACGCCATCGCTTGAGCCGGACTGGACCAGGCGACGCAAGCTTTCCAGCGGATCCTCGTCCGGCCCCGTCGATTGGATGGAAAGCGTGTAGCCTCTGCCGTGCGCGGCTCGCGTCATCCCTTCGATCAGCGGCATCTTGGCGAGGTCGGCAAGGGGCGAATGGGCTTCCAGAGGGAGCATCGCCGTTATCATCCCGCTTCGGCCGGTGCGCAAGGCGCGGCCCTGGAGATTGGGGATGTAGCCAAGCGCCTCGGCGGCTTTCTTCACCCGAGCGATGGTGCTCGGTTGCACCTCCGGTCCATCCTTGAGCGCGCGAGAAACCGTGGTGACGGACAGGCCGACACTATCGGCGAGCGCCTTCAGGTTGGGCCGTTTCGATGGGGGCAT